CTTGCGCGTCCGGCGTGTTCTCTGTGATTCTGGCAGGCTTTGCGTTGTAATACACCAGCACAGATTCAATGCCTTTTGGAACCACCAGCAAATGCCCGCCCAGAAGTTTCAAGGACACAGGCCGTGGTTCGTCTCCGTCCATACAGTATGTTTCAAAGTCTCCCACATTGAGGAAGTCAATGAGTTCATCTTCAAGGTCAAACGTTCTGGATTGTGCCGGGTCTTTCGTCAGCGTATCGTGCGAACGGATGTGTTTACCCGCATCCGTTGTCGCAATCATCTGGATCGCTTCATTGGCGGCTTGCGGCATTGCCGCGAGGTAGTCCTCTGCGCCCTCATCTTCCGAGGTAAACATCTTTTGCAAGGTTGCGGTTTTGCATTCTCCCCACGTCATACGTCTGCCCCCTCCAAGTGGTCGCTGTCAGTCATGAGCATATCCGGCTGTATTGCTTGCTGTGCAGCCGGTTGCATGGCAGCCTGTTGCATTTGCTGCTGTTCGTCCATCTGCTGTTTGATTTCGGTTTTTACCTTCCCAGCCCCAGGAAATCCATTATCTTCTAGATAAGTCCAGAATCGGTAGCTGGTAGTCAGGTCACCAATCGGGCCAAATGCACCGGCTTGATACTTCACGTCGGCCATATCCCACAGCCGTTCACGGTTAGCGTCCATGTTCGGAGACGGGTCAACGCCGAAAATAAACTCGTCATCCCAGTACAGCTCACCGGCAGCGTCGCGCTTCAAAAAATCCCACCGGTTGAAATGGGCGAACGTCTGCTCCCCGCCGATTGCCGTGTAAGTCATCGGGTACGGTTGGTCAGCATAGGCCAGCATGTACTTGAAGAGCAGCTTGTACAGCCGCCCATACGCCTGATTCTTCATCTCGCGTTTGGACTGCAAACGGCCAGCCGCCTGCTGTGCAGCAAACTGCTTTGCGCTGCCGCTGGTTGCGGATGCATCGTACTTGCCCTGAAAAGAATCGTTAATGCCCAGCGTACTTTTCGCCCAGCTGTAATTGCTTTCCAGCATTTGCTGTTCGCGGCTTGTGTCGGGCTGAACATTGATAACAGAAATCAACGCCTTTTCCGCCGGGTTTTTCAGCCGCATGATTTTCAGCTCTTTGTCGCTGGTTTCAACCTGAACGCCTTGCGGAAGCGTAACATAGCTGCCGCCTTTGAGCAGCTTCTCTTCAATCTTCGTGCCAAACTTCTTGATCGCGTTTTGCTGATCTTCAATTACATCAACGTCGCTCACGCCCAAGAAGCGGCCGAACATTCGCACGTTGCTGCGGAGAACAACGGGGATTTCTTTCGGCTCGTAGTACGGAATTTGCGTGGGCACGTTCGGGCCGGGCATGGTAATAGCCACGCCTTCCTCGTCCACCTGCGGGGTTCCGTCCGGGTTCATCACAAGTTCGTCTTTGCCCGGGGTGCTTGCCGCAACAGTCTCACCGCCAAAAATGGTGATGTCCTCGGTCAGCTCTTGCACATCCAGTGGGCCTTCCACAAACTTTTTGCTGCCGCACTCGCACACATCTCCGAACTTCGGGCGGCCGCATTTCGCGCACACCTCGCCGCGCCGTTTCTGGCAGTTGTCCAAATCTTCCAGAGTTACGTCTCCGCACCAGCTGTACAGACCAACACCGCCCTCGTCGTTACGATAATACGCGATATTTTGGGTAACAATGCCGCTTACAGTGCTTTGATTCTGCCCTCTGGCCGCCACATCGTCCTCGGTTTCATCCTTGATTTCGACACCGTATCGCCGTTCAAGGTAGCGTTTCGGCTGGCTCACAAGAATAAAGATGTACTCCATCTTGTCAATGTCGTACACGCCGGGCTGCGGAATAACCTGCTTCGGGTGGCGCTCCGTCAGCGTTACGTCGCCCAACATACAGTGATAGCCGCCATGCGGGTCCCACTCAACGTGGAAGAAGTCACCGCCCTGAATGGGGACGGTTCGTTCTTGCAGGTCGTTCAGCTCTTTCAGGTTGAGCTGCTTGCTCAGGTTCAGCAACAGAGCTTCAATCTTTTTTGCAAGCTCTTTGTCCTCTTCGTGGATAGCCGTTACGCGGGGGGCGGGGATAGAGGAATCCACCTGGCTTTCGATCAGCTCGTACACGATGTTGCGGACGTTGGTTGCCTTTTTATCTGCGTCTGTGCCGTTTGCGCCACGAATGTTTTTATCGCCACGGTACAGCGCCTCGCGGGTATCCATAATGGTGCGGTCGTACTGTTTCCTTGCGTCATCCAGCCGACTTTGCCATTTTCCCCGCTTTGTGGCATCGTCAGCAGCGTGTTTCAGCTTCTCGAACATGGCTCCTCCAAAAAAATGTCCCCACCATCAGGCAGGGACATCGGTAAATCAGGTAGGTTTAATTAGGCAGTCAGAGTAGTGCCGCCGGTCACGCCGCCGCCGCACAGGGCGATGCAACGCCAGTTGTTGAAGCCAGCGCCGAAACGGGCGCGGCCACGGAACACGTTGGCGTCGGTGTTGGGGTCAATCTCGCTCTTGACGGTCAGGGCAACACGGTCAACCCAGGGCATACACAGATAGTCGTCCTTGAACTGGCTGTCCATCATCAGGAAGAAGGGCTTGCCGCCGATGGACTTGGGCAGATAGGGCCAGATCAGCACGTTCCACAGGCCGGCCTGGAAGTTCATTGCATTCTTGTTGCTCTCAGGGTCCAGGTCGCTGGACACGGCAGCCAGAACGGCACGCTTCAGGGAAGCCACGTTGGGAATGATGATGGTGTCGGGAGCGACGTTCAGCAGATTGCCGTCGTCGTCGGTGAAGCTCTGCATGGCCTCCTGAACCTGATCCAGAATGCTGGTGCTGAAATCAGCCTTGAAGAAGTTGCTCTGGGTCAGCTTGGTGCCCTTTGTGGCACTGGGGTGAGCAGTCGAGAACAGGGCCACGCCGTCAGCGGAAGCGGTGCTGTAGGTCTTGTTCTGGATCTTGACGGAAGTGCCAGTACCACCGGCCAGCAGGGAAGCAGCGAACTTCTCGCGAGTGCGGTTGTAGCTGGTGGAGAAGATACCGGCGCGGCTCTTGATCTTGCCGATCTTTGCATCCTCGATCATCTCCTGCGTAACCTCAAAGCTGGACTTCCAGGTGGTAGGCTCAATGACCTTGGAGAAGCCTTCCTGCATACCAGTCTTGGGGTAAGCGCCATTCTCGCCCACGTCCTCGAAGTCACCCACGCTGGTCTCGTTGGTGTACTTCTCGGCGAAGTTGGTGGAACTTTCCATGTTGAAGATGTTGGAAATCAGGCTCTTCTCCTCGAACGCCTCAACGCCGCTCTCGATCATCGCCTTGATGGGTTCTTGGCTCTTGCCGAACACGCTGTTGGCAACGCCGGAACCCTCAGAAAAAATGATGTTAGCCATATATCCTCCTTACAGGAAACGGCCACGGACAACGCCGTTGGCCTTGTTCTCGGTGGAATCGACGGTAAACACACCGTCAGTGGCGGTGGCAGTCACGCTTAGAGCATCGGTGTTCAGGGTCACTTTCGCACCGGCGGAAGCCACGGCAGCGGTGCTGGTGGTCTCAAACACGGTGGTGGGCTGAACGCGGATGCAGGGATACAGGCCGTTGCCGTCGGCAGGCCCCATAACGATGTGAGAGGGTTTAGCGGTCGCGCCGCACTTGGCCAGACTGCCAGCGGTCAGCACAGCGGCAGAGCCGCGCGCCAGATTGGCAGCACCGGGCTGATGTTCAAAAGGTTCCACGTCCGCAATGTCTCGCATTACAACGATAAACATGGTTACTGATCCTTTCCATATTTCTTGTGGTACGCTGCGATTTGGTCGCGCGTCCATTTAGGATTAAACTTGCGATATTCCGCGATGATTTCATCGGTCAGGCCGTCGCTTGCGTCATTCCCGCCGCCAATTGGGGCCATGTGGTCTTTACTCTTGGCGGTGTTAATGGCTGCCTGCGTGGCCGCTGCGCTCTTCTTGGCGGACAGCCGATCAAAGAAGGCCGCTTTGAAAGCGCTCACCATATCAACATTGCTCATCACAAGCTGGTTGAAAGTGTCAAATTCGGGGGCGTTACGAAGATCGCCCAGTGTCCGGAATTCGCCGTCCAGTGCGGTGATCTGCCGCATCTGCTCGTTGAATTGCCGTTGGCCGTCTGCTTCACGCTGGGCCTGAATTGCTTCTTTCGCCTGCTTGATGACGGGGCTGTTGTTGATTGCATCATCGAGAATTTTGGGGTCGATTCCCTTCTGCTGCAAGGACTGGCGGCGTTGAATGTCCGCCTGCGCGTCCAGTGCTGCGAAGTAATCGTCCATGCTTCGGATGGGATCTCCGGTGGCCGGGTTTGTCAAATGCCCGAACCGCTCAGTCACCATACGGTCGTACTTCTGCTTGGCCTTTGCATCAGCACGTTTCCGGCTGGTTTCCCATACTTCGTTAGGGATCTCCTGCTGCTGCCCGGCTTCGGCAGCATCACCTACGCCTTCATTGGTTGCAGGTTCTCCGGTAGTCTCTTCTTGTGCAGGTGCGGCTGCCTCCTGCTCGACTTCCTCAGTCATAACGCCGCTGGTATTCTCTTCCATAATTCCTCACTTATTGTCACTTGCTGCGCAGATCGCCGCCCTTGGTCACGGTAGGCTTCTTGCTGCTAGAGCTGTTGGTAGCCTTCACGCTGGCGGTACTCTTGTTGCCATTCTCAATCTTCATGACGCTCCTCCTTTCCTTTCGTACTAAGGTCTCTTTCTGCCTGTGCTTGGCCGTAGCCGCTGCACTGCCGATTGCGGCAAATGAACGTCAGCAGTTCACCGCTGACGTTGACCTTCATTTCAATGCCACATCTAGGACACTTCATGCTATCACCCCTTGTACTTTCCGCTCTCAATAAACTCAATTGCCCATGCTGTAAGCCCGAACGGCTCATTCAGCGTCTTGTTTTCAAAGCGATAACGGGTCTTGTCCACCCGCTTCAACTTCGCTTTGGTATGCAAGGTGCGTGCCGTGGTGTCGCTGGAGAAACTGAATTTCGAGAAAACAAGCTGTGCAAAAGAAAGATAGCGTGAATTGAATGCATTCCGTTTCAGGGTTTTCCACTCGCCCTTGCGCAACACCCGCATATCCACACTTGTGGCTACTGCGGCAGCAACACTGACGGCAAGATACCTGAATGTTTTGTTTTTATAAAAAAGGCGCCCTGCAATGTCCGGCGTTTCCCACCACGCCTCGATTGGTTCGCCCATGTCGTTATAGCTTTCAAGGCTGGCAGGATCATCGAAGAATCGGCACACCTTTCCATCCGTTGTCCCAAAATACAAGCGTTCATCAATCACCCACATAGCGCTTGCAGGCACATTTGTGCGGTAGAAACAAGCGTACTGCCGCGTGGAATACGGTTCAGAGGCCGCCCGTCCGATGTTTTGCAGTCCGTCAAGGATGTATGCATGATCGTTCACAACCAACCAATACAGGTCTTTGTGGACTACTGCCACCGCATCTTCAAGATTCTTTTCCTTTTTGAGCTTCTCGTTGATGTAGTAGCTCCGGTTCTGTGCATAGCGTTCGCCGCTAATATCCGACGGGGTAATTGCAAACACGCCCAGCTTTGTCAAAAACACCGGCTCCGTGGACAGATACGCAAAAGAGCGCTTCGCCACGGCACCGGGGCCTTGTAACGTATTGATAATGGGGAATGCGGGCGTGGAATTTACCAGATCGCCGCGCCGGACAATCACATTCCGGTCAGGTTCGGCATCGTCCTTGTGCGTGGCAAGGTAGTTATTGATAATGCTGTACCCAATGATTGCGCTGCCAGCCGTGCCCAACTGCGAATATCCTGTATCTGGCCAATATGTCGTGTCGTACTGCCCAGAATACCAGTCTTGGTTAGGATAATCCGGGTTCCCGGACAAGAACAGCCGGTCAGACGCGCCATTTACGCCAAATAAAATGCCAATATCGCATTTCAAAACGCGGTCTGCATACCCTGAAACCGTCCGGCTCGCGGAGATTTCAACATTATCCTCGCCGGATAGTGGAGAAACGCCAGGGGCGGTGTTAAATGTCACCGTTCCTTTGGTTCTGTCAACCGTAAAACCGTCGTTTTTGTCCACCCATGCGCCGTCTGAATTCAGGATTTTCACCGTTACGGGGCCATCATCCAGCCCGGAAAAGCTCAGATGGTAAACTGTGTCGTCTTTCGTTCCGGCAAAGCGCTCCCTGAATTTCGGAGAAATCAGGTTTAGCGCCTCATAATCTGTGCCGCCGCCTTTCGGGGACTTCGCGATAGAAAACAGCGGAACCTTTGCAATTTCTGCCGCGTTCTTTACACTGTTGCCGTCGTAAATCAGGATATGCGCGCCATCAATGATGGTCAAACTATCATTGAGTTGCCAGCTTTTGGACGGGGCGTTGTTCGCTTGCTCGTAAATAACCGTCCCGTTTTCACGGTACAGCTTCGTTCCTGCATGGATAATGCCATCTTTATCTTTTTTTAGCTTGTGATACCCGTTGATTTTGCCGTCAAACGTTCTCACAAGCTCATAGCCCATGGATTTGCGCACTTTTCCGGGCACGTCCCGGATCATGTTCTGCCCGTTCGGAGACTGCCGCTTATCTACGTTGCCGGGGGCGTTGCTGTAATCCACGCCCAGAAACGTATCGACCACCATTGTGCTAGGGGACACCTGGTCAGGGACTCTAAAATGTACTGCCATGTTTCCCCTCCTTAGAACGGATCTCCGAACTTCTGAATCATGTACGCCTTTCCCTCATCGTCTGCGTTGTAGTAATCCTCCCACAGGTCAGATTCCCACGTGACGTGCTTCTTTGCTTGCGTGGCTTCCGCGGGTGCAGTCCACCAAACACAAAAATACCGCAAGCTATCCACGGAGTGCGTCAAGCTATGCGGTTCCTTCGCGTAAACGTCAGGTTTACGTTCGTCCTTTTGAATTTTCTGCAAGCACCGTAACAACGTTGGGGTCTTGTACATTGTCAGCCATGCTGTATTTGTCGCCGGGTCAATGCGGAACCACTCTTTCATGGCCGCGCATCCGGCAGGGAAGTCCCGGCTCACCTGCACCAATTGAAGCCCCGCTTCAAGGAACAGCTGCGCCCGGCTCTTGCCGCTTTCCTGACTGCGCCCCCACAGGTCAGAGGGGGCCAGGAACAGCTCAACCTCCTCACCCTTCGACAGTTTCAAGACGGTTTCTGCCGCCGCGCCGATGGGCAAATTGCTTTCGTTATACTCTTTGTACACACAGGCATGGCCCGTTACATCAATGTTTACCCAATGGACGCTCAGCATATCAAGGCCGTAGTCCATCACGCAATAGCGCCTGCCCTTTGCGGGAAGTTCATCCACCACGTGGGTTTCTTTCCTCACTTCCGGGAAAAATGCGCCGCCGGGTACTTCCAGTGCCTGATCTATAGTCGCTGGGTATTCCTGATAGGTTCTATCCTCACCCAGCGCGTTCAACGTTCGCTTGTACCATGCTTCATCACGGCGAGGATCTGCGCTCCACGGCAGAAACAGCTTCGTGAACCCGTTGTCCGGGTTTGTGTAAATCTCCTCAAACAGCGTCCCGCGCTTGATTGTAGACAGACCAATGACCCGGCCGCCGGTTGGACGGTTGATGACAGGGAACGCTGCTTGCCAGATCTCTTCTGCATACTGCTGGAACGCCCATTCGTCAATGATAATTAAATCAGCTGTGAACGAACGACCAGCAGAAGGGGACGAAGGAAACGCTTTGAAAACGCCTTCCGGGCCGTCTGGCCATCGCACCCGCAATTCCAATGCGGATGCCTTAAACACAGGCCCGCTCCACCCGGCGGGCACAGCGCCCTCTTCCGCAATGAACTCCGGCATGTAGCGCAAAATCACGCCCATACGCCGCACAAGCTCTTTCGCCTCGTCCTCTGTTCTGGACAAGCCAACAATCGTTCGGCCCGTATTTAACGCCAAAAGTCGGCTTGCCTCAGCCAAGGCAAGCCATGTAAAACCAAGTTGCCGCGCTTTTAGCACAACAATCAGCCGATCATTTGCGAATGCTTGCAAGGCTTTCTTCTGCCCGTCCCACAGCTTGAAGGGAACGATCAGTTCAGCTGCGTCCTTGTCCTCAATGTGGACATACGTTTCCACGAAGTAGGCAGGGTGCTCCATGCAGTATTTCGCTTCCGCTTTTCTTACGTCTGCAAATCCTGCCATACTTCTTCCTTTCCCTTGTGCGCAGACCCATTGCAGGGCCTTACTGGGCGGAGGCTTTCCCGCTTGCCCATCTATTTGCACGCACACCCCGTTCCCGCCCTCCGGGCTTATCCTGTGCCCGGCTCACCCATTGGTTGGGCTGGCAGGTGTCGAACCTGCTATGTGGGAGTCAAAGTCCCATGCCTTACCGTTTGGCCACAGCCCAACAAAACCCCCGCATGGTACGCATTGTGAAGAGGCGTGCGGGGGCCGCCTACCGCGAACTCCGAACCGCGTCCGATTCAGCTATTTTAGCGGGTCGCCGGCTTTGGAGCCGTCAGAAGGAATCGAACCCTCGGCCTGCTGTTTACAAGTCAGCCGCTCTGCCAACTGAGCTATGACGGCATATTGGGGCGTTTCCGCCCCTTCCCACTTTGCGTGTAGGGCCGCCCGTGTGAACTTACCCGCCACACGGCACGGGGTTTCAACAAAACCTTTAATGCTTTGATATGGGTACCAGCCTCACAAAGCCCATGAAAACAGACTACAATGCCGCCTGTCAGGGCCGGAGAACAACAATGGTTGTGAATGGTAAAAAAATATTTTTTCGAGTACCACCCTTTTGAGAAGCGGGGTGGGGTGAACCCGATGGGGGGGGTGTTTTTTGAAAAAAGTCTGGCGAGAAGCCTTTTTCGCTATGGCCCGCCCCGTCCTCGGAACCCCGCCCTTCCCCTTCAGGGGGGGCTACCCCCATAGAATAGAGGTACAGAATATCTATACTACTATATCCGGCAGCCCCTCGAAGTCGCCAAAGCCAAACCCTATTTCGCTAAATAAAGATTAAACGAAATTCAATCCAACGTTTTACCGTTTCTTTTTGGGTTTTTGCGCTGCTGTATCTGTACTTTTGGTGCCGGATGCATCCAGCCGGGCCGCGACTTTGCGGGCCAGCTCTACATCCTCAGCGCTCAGCTGCTGCACCGCCACCGTCTCGCCGGGCTTGTCGCCTGCGCTGTCCCTCACCCATGCGGCGGCCGCCGTGTCGCCGCTGCGAGCCTTGACCACCTGGGCGATGGCGATGGCATCGTACTGGTCCAGCGGTACGGCCGCATCCTCTGCCGTCTGGCGCACCATCTCGGCGAGCTCTCTGCCCTCGGTGATGTCTGCCAGGTCTGCGGGCTTGCTGAGTATCGCGTCTAGCACATCCCTCAGCGCCCTTTTTCGGCGACGCTGCTCTACAAGTGCAGCTTGCCCCTTGCGAGCAAAGTCCCGCTGCTCCTCTGGGCTCATGTCCCGCGTGGTGCGCAGGTTTGCCAGCGACGCAGGATTTTTTTGCGCCATATCCTCACCCCCTTATAAAAGAGGGCGGCCCCCACGCTGTGAAGGTCGCCCCGTCATTATGTGTCTTGCCTTGCTTGCCTGATAGCGTCGGCCAGCAGCCGCGCCGCCGTCTGTGCTGGTGCCTCGCCGTCACGCTCTAGGCCCTGCACAGCATCCGCTCTCAGGCTAAGCCGGATCCGGTCGCCGTCTGGCTCTGCCTCTGGTCTGCCCATGCGCTGCCGCACAGCATCCAGTATGTAAGCCTGTGTACTCTGCCCGGCCGCTGCTGCCGCCTGCCTGATCTGTGCGCCCTCCGCCTGGTATGGCCGCACCATGAGCTGGTCAAGCTTTGCCAGGTGCCGCGCGTCGCTGGCCTTTTTTTTTGCTGATAGTGCCATGCTGTCACCTCCGCCCTTCAGTATACCATATAAGGCGGCGTGTAAACATGCCGAACATGCACAATTTTGCGCCCTGAACTTTGTGCATGTTAACCTATTGACTGTTAACACGCGGCGTGTTAACATATAGTCACAGCAAGCGGCACAGGGCCGCGAGCAGAAGAGCAAGGAGGCGCAAGCATGAGACTTACCCGCATGGAGTGCTTGGCTTTGGGCTTTGGCTGGGGGCTTACGCTCCCGGTGTTATGGCTCCACTGCCTGGGCATGATCTAAGACCCGCAAGCACGACGACACACAGCAACACAGCACACAGGAGGCTTTCACAATGGCAGCAACAGAACGCAAAATCCCCGGCACCTTTGCCCCGGTTCCCGGCGGCTACTCCCAGCAGATCAGCGCAAACACAGCGCTTTTCATCCCAGCCTCTTCCGTCTCCCGCTACGACCCCAGCACCGGCGAGGTTTACGGCTACGCCCCCGATTATGACGCATTGGAGGCCGCCAAGGCCCCCGCCGTGCAGGCCACCGCCCCGGGCGAGTATTCCTACTGCTACGAGATGCAGCAGGCCCCCACGGGCTGCGACTACTCCGCCGATCTTGCCTACTATGGCAAGCACTACTTCCTGCGTCCTCTGCGTGACGGCCTGCCCCCGCTCCATGGGCGCGGCATTACCTACGATGCGGCAGATGGTACCTACATGGTCACGCGCCGCGCCTATGACAAAATCAAGACGCAATACAAAATCAAGCGTGAAACTTGCCTTGATTGACCCGCAAGGCCGACGGCAGCCGCCGCCGCTGGTGCAAGTCCAGCCGCCCCCATCGGGGCGGGCGCTCATGGGTTGAAAGCCCGATCACATCGACACAGCCGCCACGGCGGCACCATACAAGGAGGTTATACCATGTACACCATCAACGAGAGCACCGCCCGCATTGCGCACGAGATGCGCAGCTTTAGCGACTACCAGCCCGGGAGCGCAACCGCCGGATACAACGCCCAGGTGGACGAGGCCGCGCAGATCCTGGAGACCGTCAAAGCCAAGTGCGCCACCGAGGCGCAGCGAGACCGCGCCGAATACCTGTTTGACCGGTACGCCGCGACCCTGGCGGAGGCCATCAACCGTGACAACGAGATCGGCACCCGGTGCCCGTCCGTCATGATCTCCGGCGCTGGCAATTTCCCGACCGCGAAGAAGGCCAAGCAGGTGGCCGCGTGGGACGCCAACCGAGAGACCTTTGACCGTGCAGAGCACTACTTGCAGTTACTCCGCACCGCCCACACCCAGCCCATCAAGAGCAACGACCCCGAGGCGACCGAGGCCCTGACCGCAAAGCTGGAGGGCCTGAAGGCGGAGCACGCCGCGATGAAGGCCGTGAATGCCTACTATCGGAAGAACGGCACCCTTGACGGGTGCCCGGAGCTGACCCCCGCCGCCCGGAAAGCCATTGAAGGCATGTGGGCGCGCGGCTGGTACGTCGGCGTACCGTATCCCACCTACACGCTGGCCAACTCGCTGGCCAACGTGAAGCGCACCGAACAGCGCCTGAACGGCCTGAAGGCCGCCCAGGTAGCCGCCCCCGCCGAAGAAGAGCACGACGGCATCACCTACCGCGAGGACACCGAGCAAATGCGGGTGCAGCTGATCTTTGACGGCAAACCCGCCGAAGATGTCCGAGCCATCCTCAAAAAGTGGGCGTTCCGCTGGTCGCCCCGCAACTCGGCATGGCAGCGCCAGCTCACCGACAACGGCAAGCGCGCCGCCCGCCGGGCCATGGAGGAGATCGAAGCGCTCAAAGCGTAACGCAATAGGGAGAGATGGAACCCCATCTCTCCCTATCTCTACATACTAAATATATCACATTTACGATATATTTCATAGTGGCGTGGGCTGTTCCCGGCTGTTGCATTTGCAACGGCTGCACAAAAAATAATCCCAAAATTTAGGCAAATTGCGAATTGCACCACCACCCAATGAGTGGTATAGTGTAGACAACGGAGCAAGCCAAACCAAAAACAGGAGGACAAAGCAATGACGAAGATTAAAGACGGATGGCACCGCATTTGTGGCGCAGACGTGTACGTGGAGAATGGCCGCGTCCTGCGCGGCCTGAAGAACGGAGGCACAGAGCCCGCTTACCCCTACAAGCCGGCATCGAAGAAGTACGGCGGCGGCTGGGACATCGGCACCCCGTCCGTGTCGGCATTCCGTCGCGGTCCCTGGGTACTCATGTAAAGAGGAAGGAGAACAGACGATGAAAAAAGCCGAGTTGAAAGACGTTGCCACCCGGTACGGGATGGGCATTATCCGCGAGGAAGTCACAAGCAAAGGCGTCGGGCTGTACCTCGTGACTGAGGAGGACATCCCGGAGCTGGATGCCCTAGCCAGCACACCCCCGTTTTCCGCAGCGCCGGGAGCGGTGGTCGCAACGAAAGAATACAGCCCGTGCGACAACACCCATACTTACCGCGTCTACTGCCCCTCAAACTGGTTTGACCTGTGGGGATGGGCAGACTAAGACCCGCAAGGCCGACGCGAAAGCGCCGCCGGTGCAAGCCCGGCCACCCTGCAAAGGGTGGGCGCTCATGGGTACACAAAGAAGGAGGGAATAACTATGAAACTCACCGGCAAACCCCTGCGCGTCCTATCATATGTTGAGGCCGCGACCTACGACCCCAACCGCCCGGAGCTGGCCAACAACGGCGGCAACTACCCACAGCCCACAATCGTTGTGGGTAATGGTAACGTAACAGTTACCATTGACGATTGCAGTTGCGGCGACTTTGGCAGCCGCATTTATGTGGAGGTCGAGGCCTTCGGCCTCGAATACCACGCGGCATACGGCAGTATGCTCCACGAGGATGAGGAGTATTCCGACATCCCGCAGTTTATGTGGCCACTTATCCGTGAAGTTGGGCAGCTCACCGGGTACCGTCGAATCCCCATGCGTGACGGGATGCCCGCATAACAGCCGAAACGGCCACAATTGGCCGTCTGCCGGGGATGGCCGCCCGGTACTGATGAGGCAGGCCAAAGGAGGACATAACCATGACAACTGAGGTCGTTGTATCCGTAAAATACGCCGTTAGGCGCTCAACCACCCGCGAGCCGGACGAATCTGCCTGCTTCACGCAGGTGGACGGCTTTTCGTTTACCGCCCTTCCCGTTCCTTCCGGCTGGCAATGGGAGTGCGGATTCCAGGGAGATGCACCGCACAACAAAAGGGTTGTGCTTTCGCTGCCGGACTACATCACAAAGGATAGCTGGCATCTTCGTTCCGCCTATCGGACGAGTGACGGCAACGCCAACCTCGTAATAATCACATGCGACCCAATCCGCGTGACCGGAAGCGTTGAGGCCGCAATAGACGCAGCGATCAAAACAATCGTTGTTTCCGCGCCCACAAAGTCTGGTAAGCGGGAAAACATCCCGTTTACGATTGAATCGGTGTCGCCCATCTGGTGATGTGGTCGTTCTCCACATGGAGGACGGGGATTGAAATAATAGGAGGAAATTATAAAATGTGGAACAAAGCAGAACTTTTTGCAATGGCTCAAGAGCAGCCGAAGGAAGTCTTTAAGAACAATGTGAACATGAGCATCCCGGACGACGCGCCGGGTTGCGTTGATCTCGACGCAGAAGCCGAACGACTGTCCCGCTTTTGGGACGTTGCGCACATGAATATGCGGGAACTCGCAGAAGCCGCCGGAATGAGCCAATCTGCCTTTGCCCGGGCTGCTTGCATCCCTCTGCGCACCATGCAAAACTGGTGTGGGTCACAGCGGAATTGTCCGGATTATATCCGCTTTTTGTTAGCAGAGCATTTCGGGCTGATCTAAAGTGAGGCGCGGGGTTGTCCCGCGCCTCTTGTCAAAAGGAGGTATAGCCATGCCGAAGGTGCAAAGAAAGTACGAATTTACCGGCGAAACGAAAGAGTTTTCCGGCCACACCCTGCACCGCATCCGCGCAGTGCGTGATTTTGACAACGAGGCTTGCCATGTAAAGGCGGGAGACCTGGGCGGGTGGATTGAAAGCGATAAAAACCTCGACCAAGACTATACCGCATGGGTCACAGACGAGGCTATGGTTTACGGAAAAGCATCAGTCGCCGAAGAGGCGTTGGTGTCAGGGCATGCGCAAGTCTTTGGCGAAGCCATTGTAACAGGTGGCGCAGTGGTCACCGACAACGCCCGCATTTTCGGTGACGCGTTTATATTGGACTTTGTGAAAATTTACGGCGACACCCAATTTTGCGGTGATACAATGGTGTCCGATGCAGTGTATGACCACGGCATCGTGATGCATACAGCCGAGCGAGACGTGAAGATGTACTTTATCCGGGAGCCGGGTGTTGTGTGGAATGGCGAATGCTCTCGCGACGCAATCACCGATGACGGGCGTTACATGGAGATCACATGCAAAGCCCCAGACTTAAAGCGGGAACCAGACGAAAGCGATGACGCATACGAGGCCCGCTTGCTTGACGCCACGGAATGGGTAACCCCCATCCGAGTTACCGACATCCGCAAAGGCGGAAAGCGGACTGTCGTTGCCGAAAATGGCAGCGCAACGTTTTCTCTTCTGCACTCTGGAATCAGCGTGTGGAATCCAGACGATGACTAATAATAAAAGAGGTCACACCATTTCGGATGTGGCCTCTTATTTTATTTATCCAGATTCTTCACAGCGGCGCGGTGCAGCGCATACACCCAGTCAATGCTATATCCGCATTTGTCCGCCACCTGCTGCCATGTGCAGCCGTCCACATACCGCAGCGCAAGCACGGTCCGCTCTGTCCGGCTTTCCAGCTTTTTCAGCGCGGCCGAAATCTCAGTCAGCGCCTCTTTCGCCTCGTCCATGGCCTGCCTTGCGTCCTCTCGTATGGCCTCAATCCTTTCCACCGCCGCCGGGATGTGGTCGCTTGTTCCGCCTCGTCCCAGAGCAGAGGACACGCAAGCCGTGCACTTCGTGGCCTGCGTGTTGGCCTCTTCCAGCCGGGCAGTTGCCATGCGGTAGTCGCTCAGCGCGTCCTGATACCGTCGCAGCCATGCTTTACGTTCGTCGTAAGTCACTAGGATCACCTTCTTTCTCCGGCTCTTCGGCCGCGAACAGCTCAATCACCTGCGCAGCCCGTGCCGTCATTTTCGGGATGCACAGCTCAGGGTTTGGCCCCTGATAGTAAGCGCACCCCTTGCAGTCGTCCACCGTGCGGGCCTTCCCGCAGCGCCGCAGAGCATCCGCCAGCTGGGCAAAAGTGATGTAGTCGCTCATTTTAATTCCTCCACATAGCACCAACTCTGGGGCGGTTTTTTTACAATGCAATCTTGGCACGTCCCGCAATTTGGAATTGCAAAACCCAAGTCGTTGTATTTGCATTCCCGATTCCACGGTTTGAACCGGTTGAGCTGTTTCGGGTCATCGTAGATTTCCAGCTTGGAAATGTGCCAAGCGTACCCGTCCTTACCTCCCAGGTATTTTTCAATTTGGGGCGTTGTAAGGCAGCTTTCGGAAAAGTCAAAGGAATCATCTGTCGTGTGCCCGTTTTTCATAGCAGCGAGCCGAATCCCAGGCAACCCGGAAAAGCCAACGTGAGTTAGCCGTGTGATCTTGTCGCAAAAGAACTCCCCAACCACCTTCCCGTGTTTTCCCCACATTCCCATTGCAACGCCGCTATTGGTGCAGTAGATATAGCACTTAAACGGCGTTCCCATATTTGGACGGGTCTTTCTGACTTCTAGCGTCTTTTCTCCGGCCAGAATCTTTTCCACCCACTCCGGGTGGATGCTGATAAGTACCGCTTTAGCCATGTTCAGCCCTCCTGCACAGCCTGCAAAATTGTCTTTGTGATGATCTCGACGCTTTCGGTGGCCGTTTTCCCTGCAAGTCGGATTGTCTCAGGCGTTACATTTTTTGCGACAAGCATTGCAATGGCAGTTTCGCTCGACGGGACGAAAAGCGCAAGCAGAGCGCACACACACGTGACAAAAAAGAGCGTTTTCAAAAGTTTCGCCGCCTTTTTGTCAAATTCTCCGTAGTCACACGCATCCAAACTCGCCAGTATGAAAACTATAGTGCAAAAAATTGCGCCGACCATAGCAACGCACAAGGCACCAGTCCAAACCGTGTCACACACTCCAATCATGTACACCAGAAACGGGCTTACAATCGGCTCATTCATCCGTTTCCGCCTCCTTCTCGGTAATCAGCTCACTGTAAGGCAGCTGCTCAATCCACTTGCAAAACTCCCGCCACTCGTCAAGTTTGTGGTTGAGGCGCTGGCGGTAGATGTTCGCCAGCACCTCGTAATTCAGCATCACCGTGCGCCGCTGGTTGTAGCTGCTGGGCAGCATCTGGATAATCTGCCACCAGCATTCTTTTTTAATTTCTTCTGTTCCGGCCGCCTCGTACTTCGCCCACCAGTAGTTGAGGTGGTAAATCACCTCTTGCAGCGCCACAGAGCTGGCGATGGTTAAATGCTCGTGGCTAAAGTCCTGCAAATCAAACTGCTTCGCGGTAACTTTGTGCATGGTGCTGCACGAGTTGGCCACCGTGCCGACTTTGTAAGTGTCGTACTCCTTCCACCAGTACAGCGGGGCCGTCACATCCGCATAAACCACGATCATGCGCCGGTATTTCGCGTGTTCCGGGCCAGCTTTGGCAAGGCGCATCATCAAATCATAGTCGTTCTCGCCCACGCAAAAAGCAGATTTTTCGAGGGTCTCATTGCATTCAATCGCCGGTTCATGGTCGTTCTCTGCCATAGGACAATCACAGTCCAGGCCATCATGGCAAGGGCAATCATGACTGTCCATTTTGTCCCAGCTGTTGAGCGGGTTTCGCATCCCCCGGATTGCGTGTTCCCATCCCACAACTTCGGTGTTTTCGATTTTAATCATCTTTCCAGCCTCCCTTCGGCCAGTGGAACAGCGTCCACAAGCCTACAACAATAATGCATAATTCCGCCAGTGCAATAGGCACCGCAATGAGCACCACAAGCGCCGTCAGGGCTTTAATCAGTATCGCTGCCAATGGTGGCCTCCTTGCGTACACCTTCGCTGCAAAAATCATCCTCCCACTTGGTAATATATTCACTGCTAATCGCTGTGCAAATCACCACGTTTTCGCGTAAAACTGTTTTCTCGGCTGCTATTCGCGGGCGGCTATACCTGCAATCCTTGCAGCGCACCACCGGAACCATGTCCGCGACCGCACTTTCGGGCAGGGAACTAATCGCCGCTTTGAAGTCATCCTCCATGATAACCCGGCACAGCCCCTGTCCATCGGATAAGTCTTTTAGCGGGATGTTCTTCAACCAATTGACAAGTGCTTCCAGGTCAATGTACTTCGCCATTGGTGGCCTCCTTGAATGTGCCATAGCTGCAAAAATCGCTCTTCATCATATACAAATAGTCTTCACTATGAGCTATGCAAACCACCAGGTCTTCGCAGTTTTTTCCAGCTGGGCGGCTATACACGCAATCCTTGCAGCGCACCACCGGCACCACATCCGCAGGCGGGAAGTCCTCTAATTCATCTGCGACTGAGGACAGGACTTCACATTCGGTGTTGGAATATTCAAAAGCTTCGCGTGCCTGATTGCGGAGTAGCTTAACCGCTGCTTCCCGGTCAATGTATTGAGCCATTCTGCTTTTCCCTCCTGATAATCCTCTGGCCCCGTGAGTTCGTCTCCCACAGCGCCGGTTTGCCGTCTCTAAGCCACGTTTGCACAAAGGCGGCTCTTTCTTCGGCGGTGTCAAAACGGGCCTTTTTGAGGCTGCCCAGGTGCCGCCAGCTCACCCAAAAGCCCGGCTTCATGTTTTTCCGCCCAGCTCGAGGTACTTTTGCAAGTACCACACGGCCTTCTCCACGTCCTCTTCGGGCGTCTCGTGCTTCTTCTTGCACCTCCACAGGTACTTAAAAGCGTTGCAAAGACAAAAGCCTTTTACATCCTCCGGCCCCATCGTGTCCAGCATCACGTCGATGCACTCGAACTTGCCCGCATAGTGGGTGGGGTGATCTACTTCTGCCGGTGCTGCCTCTTCACGCTCTGACTCAAAGAAGCTTTTGTTATTGTCGAATTGATACGTACCGCGCGGGAACGAGTATTTGCATGACGAGCAAGGCCGGTAAAGATCAAGAACATCTCTGTATTTGCACTTTTCGCACATATTATCATTCATTTTCTAGCACCTCCACAGTCACTCCATCGCGGCCGTCGTACACAAAACAGTCCTCAAAACCAACGACCCAGCGGTTATTATCGTTTGGCAAGAAGCCCGCCGCTTGCATTCCGTCCAACACAAATTTTTTCCCGAAGGCCACGTTGTCTTTGTCTCTTCTCCGCGTCCGCTCGTGCCACGTAAAGCGGACTTTTACCGGCCCGGTTACAGGTGGCAACCCCCGGAAGTAGAGGGCCACCGCCTGCGTGTAGTCAGCCTTGACTTTGCCGCCCGCGAAGCGGTCCCGGCGGCAAGCGTTTGTGTACTCATTTGCCCCCGGTAGGCGAAATGGGAGATCAACTGTAATCATTCACCGCCACCTCTTCAAATCGCTGCTGACTTCCGACAAAATTGAACGGTAAATCGCCTGTAATTCCATCTTTGTTTTTGGCAATGCGAACGGTGTATTTGCCCGTTTCTTTGTCGTTGTGCAGCAGAATGATGTTGTCCGCATCCTGCTCAATCTGGCCGCTGTCGCGCAAGTTTTCCATCGTGGGCAGATCGCCCGCACCGGCCCGGTTCAGCTGGCACAACGCCACAACGCAGATTTTGGTTTGCTGGGCAAAGTCGTGCAAATCCTTAGACACCATTGTGGCCCGCTCATAGCTGTCCTTCCCACGGGAAGGGATAAGTCCCAAATAGTCGATAAAAACCACATCAAACTTCTGCGCTTGAGCGTCCATTTTCAGCCACTGTACACCGCGCCCGTTGGCTTCCACGATTTCAAGAGGGCAAGTGGCAAAGTGGTCAAGCGCCCGCAACTGAACCTCGTTTGCGTTGTCCATCTGCACCGCATAGCGGCGCACACTGTCGTATTGCAGCCGCATGATGTTGGTGCAAATTCTCATGCTGAGACGTTCTTTACTCGTCTCGTAGCTGTAATATCCAACGCGCTTGCCGTTCTGCGCGATCTGGCGGGCCACCTGCAATGTGAATGCCGTCTTGCCGCTGCTGGGCCGTCCGCCGATCACCACGAAGTCACCCGGCCCCCATCCAGTGTAGCGGTCAAGCCGCCCGAAACCGGTGGCGAAGTAGGGCGGCCGCCCGCCAGCCATGGCCCGCATGAACCACGTGGCACAATCCATGGCGTTGAAGCGCCCGGTGCTCTGCTTGCCTGCCAGCATATGCGCCAGCTCTTGCGCCGCGCCCTCTACATCGTCTTTGGAGCATCCGCTGCTTGCCAGCTTCAGGCCCACCGCCTGCGCCCGCTGCACAAGCGTGTGGTCTTTCACGGCGGCAATATACGCCGGGTAGTTGCTATAAGCAATGGGAGCTTCCGCGCACTCTGCAAGCAGCTCATTGCCCATCACAGAGGCCGCGCTCACCGTGTCCAGCTTCCGGTGCCGTGCCCACAGGCTGGCCAGTTTGTCGTACACTTCACCAAGTTCTGGGTCGCTGAAATCCTCGCTGGTGATGGCGTCCAAGATGTACGGCTGTGCCTGCTGGTTGACAAGCAAACAGCCGATGACGGCCTTTTCTGCTTCACTCACGGCAAATATTGCACCTCCCTTCGTTTCTGTTCAGCGGGCATTTCATCCTCCCATGCCATTGCATTCAGCCAGGTGGCTGGGTAGGGGATGTATTGCCCTTTATCCTTTTGCCAATCAGGGCTACGTTTCTGAGCTTCGACTGCTTTCAGGATCAAAGCCTGTAAAGAGCTATCAGGTTTAAGTTTCTTCCACGCAGATAATGCTTGCCCTTTACTCTTCTTTTTGGGGTAGGCAGTCCAAAACGCCTCAAACCCCCCGCTGTTTGCGCATACGAGAGTATCTTTAGATACTCTCGTATCTATATTATCTTTTATATTATGGGGTGCACTTTGTGCACCGGGGGGGTCTACTTTGTGCACCGGGGGTGCACTTTGAGACGTGCATTCAGAGGGGTCTTTTTCTTCCGGGGTGATTGCCTGGTAATCGCAGAAGGCCACTCCATTCTGTTCGCGGGTTCGCTTTCGCAGCAGGCCTTCGTCCGTCATTTTCTTAAGCAGTTTCAGCATGTATTTCTTCTGGCAATCGCACCAGTCCGCAAGATAACCTGCCGTGCCGGTGAACCACTCGCCATTCTGCGAGAAGCCGAAGATACATGCATATACCATCAAGGCATTTCCTGTGAGCTTTAAGCGGGATACCATCCACCCCTGAATCACGATGTAATTGTTATCTTTCACCGCGCTGCCTCCGCTTAAAAGGGCAAATCTTCGTTGTCGTCGATGACCGCAAAGTCATCCGTCACCGCTGGCTGGGCAAATTTGCCAGCTGTGGGCTGTTTCGTGGTGCCCCCGTCATTCTTCCCACCGCAGAAGAAAGCCTTTTCTGCGGTCATTTCCCACGTTGTGCGGCGATTGCCGCTGTTGTCGGTGTACTCGCGGCAGTGCATGGAGCCGCTGAGTGCAATCATGTCGCCCTTATGAAACCAGCCGGAAATAAACTCGGCCGTCTTACGCCACGCCGTCACCCGGAAGAAGTCAGTGTGCTTCTCGCCGTTTCGGCTCTTCGGGCCGTCCACAGCCACGGAGAAAGAACCTACTGCGTCTCCGGCCTGCGTCTGGCGCATCTCCACGTCGGCGGTCAGGCGGCCCATAATGATGATTTGATTCATGTTTTTAATCCTCCCGGTAACTTTTGCCAAATTCGGAGCGGAATTCGTCCTCGCTCCATCCATACTGCTCCATCGCGCACTGCTGCGCGAACCATTTAAGCGCGTGATCGGCAGTCGCGTTGTTGTGCACGGCTGAAATCCCGTCAATGTGGTGGGCGTGGTGACAAAGGCTCACCCACAGCCCAAGCCGTTTTGATTTGTCTCTATACGGGCCGTAAAAAATCTCGTGTCGATCTAGCTTGTCGCGGTATCCATTCGCTCTGCAAATGAAACATTCGTCCATGTATTCCTGCACAATGCTAGGGGCGTACCCGTTCCGGTCGAGCCTTACGCCGTACTCGTTTGTCAATGCCACGCCTCCTTCAATCTATCCAGTTCCGCTGGGGTAGCAGTCTCGATGCCCTGTGCCCGGCATTCCTGCACTACCAAGTCGATCAAGCGGGCCATCTGGCGGGTGTCGTATGTGCTAGATCCCTGATAGAGCACCACGTTTTTGCATCCGTCAATTTTGCTGTCCACCACATCGGCGGCCCAGCCCAAGCCGTTTTTGCCCCAAAGCTGCACCAGCTTGTCAACGGCCTTTTCCACGCAGCACACCGTCTCGCTGTTGCCTCCGACTTCCCGGATGAGTTCCCGGTAAATCTCTCCCTTCGGCTTGTGCAAGGCGGCGGCCAGCTTGTCCAGCAGCACCCAGCAGTAGGCGTTCGCGTCAAGGCTTCGCCGCTGGCGGTGCTTGTCGATCTGGATGTCCAGCAGCTGGTCAGGCTCAAAACCCTGGCACACATGAAGAAGGTTCCCGATGTGGTCTGGAAACTGGCTTGCCTTGATGCACAGCTTCATGCCTTATCCTCCGCCTTCTGCGCGGCCCGTTCGCAGTCGATGCACAGGGTCTTTCCGCGCTTGTGCTTCGTCCAATCGGCCACCTGCGCAACCGTCATAATCGTGCCGTCACGCTTCTTCACGGGCTTGATGGGCTGCTTGCAGCCCTCACACAAGATGGGCTTCTCCGGGGCCGGTGCAGGGGATGCAGGCTTCGAGCCGGACATATAAACGAAGCAACACTTACCCGTGGTGTTGTTTTTGATGGATAGGGAAACAATGCGTTTGTTCTCGATTGCAATTTTTTTCACCTCGAAGCGGTCGTTGCAGATCCAACGCTGGCCGTTGGAAGAGAGCTTCTCGCAGTCGTCCGCTTTAATCCAAATAAACGGGGCCGTGTAAAGCTCGCGTCCAATGCCCCAGTTAAAGCACGCTCGTTTGAAACTGTCCGATGCAAGGCCCTTCTTGGCCTCCGTGTTGCTTTCGGTGCCAGTGTCCTCCTTTTCAATCCACTGCTTTTTCTCGTCATCCCAGATGGAGACGATGCAATTCGCGTTGTCGCGGCAGTGGTGCCGTTGCCAGTTCATCGGGCCGACGGTTTCGTCTAAAATCGCTTGGTCGCACCGGGCGTTTTTGTACAGCAGCAGGGACACGCCGGTTTGCTTGGCCTGCTGCACTCGGCACTCGATTTCATCCGCGCGAAGGTCGCGGAATTTACAGTCTGCCATGCGCACACCTCCTTACTTCACGTTCACGCTCAGGTTGTCCACCAGAGCGGCCCCGGGCACTTCAATGCCGGATTTAATGGCGGCCTTGATTGCGGCCTTGTCGGGGGTTTTGCTGATCTTCTCGGCCACGTATTCCGCCGGGAGTGCGGCCTCGTCAAAGACGGTCACAGCCGCAGAGCGCCGGAAGCTCACTGCGCATTCGTCCGTCACAAACTTCTCGCCGCCCAGCGCATCGGCAAGGTACCGTTTCAGGCTCTCGGCCTTCTTCTGGGCTTGCTTCATCCGCTCGTCAAAAGCGTCTCTCTCGGCCTTGTAAGCCGCCGCAGACGCATTCAGGTTCTTCAGCCACAGTGCCACGTTCTTGATCTTCTGGGTGCGCTCCATCTGAAGGTCTTCGAGCGCGGCCTCGTCCAGCAGCTCGCCGGTCTCGGGGTCGATGCAGGCCAGAATGGCCTTGTCAATCTCATACAGATTCATTTTCGGTTTCCTCCTTTTTCTCTTCCAACTCGGGGATTCCTGCGCTCTGCGTGTAGTTCTCGACAATCAGGCGCACTCGGCCAGCGAAGTTCTTGCAGTTCGGGAGTTTCTCGCTCAGCATCTTGTTCAGGTAAAGGCCGTCGATATACATGCTGTTGTAGCCGAACCAAATAACGCCGGTGCAATCGATGTCCACCAGAGGCTTAAAAACGTTGTTGTTGTTTTCCATTGTTCTTCTCCTTTACTTGTTGGTTACTCGTTTCCCGCAGCGGTTCACAGCGGGAAGATACTCGATTGACGGCCCCTCGTGGGGCTTTTTGGTCGGCACACAGTCCCGGCAGGTGTAAGGGGTGCTAAAATTGCCCCCGTGACACTTTTTCGCCGGGCGTGTGCAGTTTTTACAGTCCATATCGCACTTCACGGTTCACCCCTCCAACATCTGGATCAGGCTATGAATACCACGGACTCGTGAAAAGCCTTGAATGGTTCCCGTTCCAGCGTAGAATTGAAACAGTTTATCATCAGACTTCCGCCAACAGTGAAAGTGGCCGGTCTGCTCATTCTTCAGTTGGTATTCAATGCCATGGCGTTCAAACTGCTGAATGGCATAGGCGATCCGGTCAGGGTTCTTTGCAACCCGTTCTTGATGAACCTGTTTGGCGTGATTCTTCAGGGCATCCCAAAGTTCATCCCTTGCCATCAGATTCACCACCTCCCAGCCAGCTGCCCAAACCAGCCGCAAGGCCAATCAGAAAAATTTCACCGCCCACGGCCCAGTAGCCGCGGGTCAGATAGGCCACCGGCACCCAGATGGCGGCAGCAGCCAGAGCGCCGAAGATACCGCCGAAGATACCGCCCCAGTTGACGCGGGGCAAGATATGGCGTACAGTATAGGTGCCACGGCGCTCAGCTTTGGCACTTTGCAGGTCGCTCTGGGTTCCAGCCGGGGCGGCCTTTTTGATTGCGATGTAATACTCAGTCATTGCCTTGCCTCCTCATTCCGCCCACATTGCCAGCAGCCAGGTGGCCAGCATCAGCGCCGCCGTCGGGGCTGCTTTGGGCTTTTTGTCGGCCGCCACACAAGCGGCCATGTACCAGATCAGCGCTGCCAGCCCCAACCAGGGCAGCAGGATCATGGTCGCATCAAGCATTTTCTTCTCCCTTAAACTCGTTATTCCCGCCGATCACTCGGCCGTTTTCATCCAGCAAGTCCCACACAAAGCGGCCCTTGCCGCTGTTGCGCCACTGCCCAAGGCCGCGCATCGTGCCGTAATCAAGGCACTCTTTCACCATCTTTTCCAACGCCGGATCAAGGCACACGACGCTGAACTCGATGGTGCTGCCCTCCGGCACACTCTCGCCCTTTGCAATGCTGGTTCGCTCTCCCATGGGGGTGTTTGCCCGAAGAATGCGCTCGCAGTAATCCATCTTGAGCCCGTGCAGGTTGTAAGGGATGCAGCGCGGCTCCACAAAAATCAGCCCATCAATGGCCTGTTTATACGCCTTGATTGCCGCGCAAGCCTTGCCGCCGGGGTACCCGGCCTTTCCGGCCTTCGCCAGCATCTTGCAGCTGTCCTTAAACATTCCCTTGATCTGATAGTCGTAAATGAACGGGGTTCCGTCCGGCAGCTTCGGAAACACGGTTAGCCGTTCTTCCGCGTTCTGCGCCTTAATCGTTTCGATCTCCTGCGCCTCAAGCTCCTCTGTGGGTGCCTTGCTGGCGATGTAAGTCCCCAGCAAATCCTCGTTGCTGGGGCTGCTCCCCAGCGCCTCTTCCAGCAGAGTAATCCGTACTTTCAAATATTCCATTGTTAAGTTCTCCCTTTTTGTTTTTCACGGTTGCTTTTCATATCCTCGCTTAACTATTCCGATTCGTCTCCGTGCGAAACCTCGCTGCGCGAAACTTTTCCAAAGCTTGGCAGTGCTCTTCCGCTGCTTTTCCCGGCCACTCATCGCCTTTGCCGAGCAAAGCTATTCCTTGCCACCGCTACGCCGTTCTTTGCCAATTCTTTTCTATGCTCGTCCGCGCCTTTCTTCGCCACAGCAGAGCTGTTCGCTGCACATCCTTCTCGTATCATCGCCTCGCGTATCCAATGCAACTTTTTTCATTGCTGAGCATGGCTTTGCCGTAGCGAATCCAATCCTTGCGCTGCCATTGCTCATCTATGCAATTCCGTGGCTGTGCCTTGCACATCCACTCAATGCCGCCGCGAAGCTAGGCATTGCCGAGCCTTTGCATAGGTTCTCGGTGCATTGCCGCCGCATTTCAGAGCCATTCAGGCTCAATGGCAACGGGGGGATGCCCGGTCATTTCTTCAAGCCACCGGGCCAGCTTGTGCTTGAAGATTTTCGGCTGGAGCTTTGCCCCGGGGGCGTTCATGGCTACCGCCCACGGGAGACGGCCCGTTTCAATGGCGGCCGCCAGACCCTTGTTGTCCACCGAAATGTTGTTGGCGCGAAGCACTTCGCAGCACTCAGTGATGGTTAAAGTTGGTCGCGTCATTGCGGTGCCTCCTTACTCATATAAGCTGGTCTGGGCGTTGGTCTGCTGAATGAGCATCACGGAGTTGGTGCTGGGCTTCCAGCGCTGGATGTACTCCACAGCCTGGGTAAAATCCTTGCGGGGTACGTTGCACACGCTGTTGACCCGGAACCAGTCTTGCACGTCGCGGTTGCACTCGCTGAACAGCTTGCCGCGCACATGGGGGTCGTTGTAGGCCGGAGCCGACTTACCGCCCAGGGCTTCCACCACCACCCGGCCCACGGCCTTTTTCAAGGTCTGCTGCTGGCTGTAATCCACCGTCATGGTGTTTTCCAGCGCGGTGAGGCGGGCCTCTTGCTTTTGGGTGCGGTCATCCAGAAGGAAGAGCGCCTGCATCTCCTTGCTGAGTTTGGGCATCGTGTAGCTGCCCGTCTTGCGCAGGGTAGGCAGCACCTCGCCGGTCACCCAGCGTTTGAAACGCACCGCACCTTCCAGCTTGCTGCCAAAAATCAGGCTGTACACGCCGCTTTCGTTGACGATGACCATTTTCTGCATTCCGCCGGGGGTCATCATTTCGGTGACCCCCTTGTCTACATCATCAACGTGGTTTGCTACGGCGTTGGCGAGTGACTTCCCTTCGCCGTACCCAAGTGCTGCTGCAATGTCCTTGCCCACGAACCACGGCTCGCCGTTCAGGTCTACCGTGCGGATATCCCCAAACTCGGGGTTGTTGAAGATTTGAATGGATCTCATACGCTCATACCTCCTTACCATTTACGAGCAGCGCATCCACCGATACGCGGAAGTAGTTCGCAACCTTAATCAGCTGCGAGATGCTGGGACCGTATACGCTGCGTTCCCACTTCCCGATTGAGCCGTTGCTCAGCCCTGCCGCAACTTCAAGTTCCGTGCGGCTCAGACCATGCAATTTGCAAAACTGGTCGATTTTTGAAACATTCACTAGCAATTCTCCTCTCTGGGCTTGAAAATCGCTAGAAAATATGCTACTATGCAGATGTGAAGTACAAAGTGAATAGAATCTAGCGTATGCCCGATATAATATTGTCAGGGGCTTTTGGTTTTGTTTGCCCTGTGCTTTATATTATAGTAGCCAAGTGGCTATTTTTCAATAGTCAATTTTCAATCGCGTAAACATTTGGCTATTTGCACAAAAAGAAAGGTCTTTTTCTATGCGCAATGTGGAGCGAGCTAAAAAAATCGCTGCTGACAAAGGTATCAATATATCTTTTGTGTGCAGAGAGATCGGAAAAAGCAGAGGTTACATCTCTCAAATGCTGACTACCGACAGAGACTTTCCAGATGAACTGCTTTTGCCAGTAGCCAATGCACTAGGTGTTACGGTTGAAGAACTCACCGGCGAAAGCGAGAAAAAAGAAAAGCCCAACGCCTTAGATGGCGTTGGGCTGGGTGTACTATTAAAGGAATGCGAAGGGCTGTCCAAGGAAGAGCTGGAAGAAGCTAGAGAAATTCTTGATCGCTTGGATGCAGATAAACTCAATGCTGCCCTGCTGATGCTTCGAGGACTTGCAGGTAAGCAATAAACTCTTTGAGTTGTTCCCTCGTCAGCTTTCGCATGAGTTCTTCAATTTCTTTTCGCGGTTCGTCCATGATTACCTCACTTCCTTATATAATGGGTGATTACAATGGTTGCTTTTGCTTGGGTTGTTATTATTGCCGGGCTTATCGTGGGCTTTGGAAATCGCGCAGATGAGAAGCGCGAGAACCCATCCGCCAAAGGCATGACGCGCGTACAAAAATGGTCGTTCGGTGCCGTTGCAGTAGCGGCGGTTTATGCCCTCATGATAGCACCGAGTTTGGATACGGGCACATCCGCGCCTGCAACGTCCGTGGAAGATCGTTCTGGCCCCTGCACATACAAAGTCACGGCTGACTTTGAGGAGGAGTGGAACAACTCCGTGGGCCATGACTGGAAGTTTTACGCCACGGTAAACGGGGAGACAATCACCAACAGTGGCGTGGAAATCACCTGTGACGTGGGAGACCGCGTGGATTTGTACGCCCAGTGCGTTGAGCGGGACACATACCCCGATATAGGAGAGGATAACTCCTATATCATTATTGAAGAAGATGATTTATGGAATCCTTTTACTGTGTATAGTGATGTTACGGTCACGGAAGATCGCGGGCGGTACGCCGGGAACACAGCCGGGATTGCCGTGACGTTTACGTTTGAACCTGTAGAATGAAACCATGTACTTGTTGTCCACACAATAGCATAAACTCGCGGCTTTTACCACGTCTAAAATTGCGTAAAAAAAGAGCGTTTCCCGGCATTCGACAGCTGAGAAACGCTCTTTTGGTATTTTTGCACAAAGGAGGATGACATATGTTGTACGATGCAAAGAGGATTGCAGCACTCATGGCACAGGCAAGGGAAAGGTCGGGCATTGCGCAAGAGACGCTTGCCGCGCTGTTGCACGTCAGCCCGCGCACGGTGCAGAGATGGGAGCACGGGGAGAAGCCGCCCACACTGGAAGATTTTATAAACTGGTACAGAGCGTTAAGTTTGAACTGGTTTCCAGACGTTCTCCGCCTGGCCCACCCGGAGTTGTACACCGACTTTGACGGCAGCCACGCGGATGTGGAGCAGAGGCGGAACGGGCTGTTTAAATACCTGGCTGATTGCCCGCCGGGGGAGGTTGACAAGCTGGCATTCCTAATCTTCGGCGCACACGGCAGTGAATGGCCGTCCATGCTGGACGAGTACGTAGCAAATGCCCATTGCAGCATGGCAAGCCGGACAGCCGTGTGCAGGCTGATAATTGACAACTACGAGCTGGAATCCATCACCGGCGACTTGGTGGAGCCGGAGAAGGCAAAGCCGAACCTGCAAAACCTGCACAGCGCCCACGATGCAGGCAGGCAAGCCGCCCAGATGAAAAAGAATGAGTACACCATGAAATGAGGTGCAAGCCATGACGTGTGTGCGATGCTCAAGAGACATCCCGGAAGGGGCGCTGTTTTGCCCGTGGTGTGGCAAACGGCAGACGGCGGCCACCCGGCCAAAGGCAAGAAGGGCAAAGGGAAACGGTTCCATTGCGCGTTTGCAAGGGCGCAGTTCGCCCTACAAGGCCGTTTACAAGGGGGCCTATATCGGTTGCTATAAAACCAAACAAGACGCGGAAAGAGCAATTCTCGCGGCCTCAGAGCAAGAACCTGATTTGGAGTACCGAAACTACACCATGCAGCAGGTGTATGACGCGGTGGTTTCTGACCGCGCTTTCCGGCAGAACTCGGAGAAGTACCGGATTGATGTGGCATCAGCGTGGAACTATATGATAGAGCTGCACAGCATCAAGGCAATCAACGTGCGAAAAGAAACATTGGAGGGCATCCTGTACCGGGCAGAGGATGAAGGGAAATCGAAGTCCCATCAGCACAAACTCCGCTCGCTCATGCACAAGCTCTGTATGTTTTGCGTCCAGCACGGCATCCATCAGACGGATTACTCCGAGGGCCTGAAACTCACCGCCGACGTGAAGAGCCAGCGTGTGCCATTTGACGATGCAGATTTGCGGTTGCTCTACCAGCACCGATATGAGCGGGTGCCCGGCATTATCTGGTTCTTGTGCATGAGTGGCTGCCGCCTTGTAGACCTCGCAAAGATCTCCCGCAATGGCTGCATTGACTTTGAGCGCCACGGCATCCGTCTGGAAGGCTCCAAAACCGCCGCCGGGAAGAACCGGTACATTCTTCTCGACCCCATCACGTGGGACGTGTTTATGCACTTCTGCAACGACACAAAGCCCGGCCAGCGCATTTTCCGCAGCCCAAATGGCAGCGCCTGGAACATCCGCAATTTCCGAATACGAGAATTCTACACGGGCCTGGAAGAAATAGGTGTGCAGAATCCGCACCGCTATGTCCCTTACTCATGCCGTCACACCTTCGCCAGTCTCGCGGCCAAAGCGAACGTGGACAAGGAAGCGCTGCAACGCGCCATCGGCCACCAGATCGGCAGTTCTGTCACGGACGATTATTATATTTCGCAAGACGCACACATCGCCGTCGCACAAGAAGAGTTTGAAAAAATGGCAAACGAGATTAAATGTATTATTGATGCAACGTAATTTGTTACACTATCCGTTACACTATGCGCCAAATTCTGCGGAATTGGAACACATTTGTTTTTGAACAAAAAAACAAAAGGCACCATGCAAACAACGTTGCACGGTGCCTTTTTGGTGCGCTGGAAGGGACTCGAACCCCCGACCTTCTGATTCGTAGTCAGAATTTTTGGATGATTTTCAACGAAAATGCGTTGAACTGTTACTCTATTGTTGCATTATAAGTGCTTTACGCGGTCTCGCTCTTCGGCCTTCTTTGCGTCGTTCCACTTGTCCATTGTGCCCACCAGATAGCCGGTGATCCGGCGGATACGCTCAAACTGAATGTTGTTACCAATGTCCATGTGCTGCTCCTTTCTTACCGAGAAGATTTCCAGTTGGACGAACTCGCCGCCCAGAATGCGTCCTTCATGGCATCGCTCATGTCGCTGTCATTCAGCCATGCACGGGCCTCGCTCTGGTTAATGCCCGTCTTGCCGTCCGTGTTCGCGTACTTCCGGTAGGCAATCCAGTTCATCAGTCCATCAATGCCATACTGATTGTAGATGTCAATGCGCTTTCGCTCTTCAGTGCCGACGGAGAAGTCGGGCACGATGTCCAGAGCCGCAATCTTGCCTGCGGTGCTATACAGCTCCGGGATAAGCTCCACTTGCTGCTCTTCGGTGTAGCGGGAATCCAACACGGCTTCTGCCATGTCCTTGCGCAGTTGGCCTTGCTGTGTTGCAAAGTCGGTGTATTCCTGCGGAGAAAGCTGGTAGGTGTGCTTTTCCTTGTCGGATGTCCACGACACTTTCTTTTCGGCGACTTCCGGGATTACGCTGTTGTCGCCAGAGCTGTTGGCCAAATCCAGCACACCCTGCTTCACGGGGTCGTCCGTTGTCTCGCCGTAGTAACCGGGGGAGAGCATATTGTATGCCAGCCGCCCGGCAAAACTTCCGCCGGTGTTCGGCTGTGTGTCGCCAAATGCATCAATGTACGGCTGCCCAGTCTCGGACAGGAACGGGATTTTGTTGCGGATTTTGTTTGCTGTGTAGCCAATGTCGGACTCAAGGCCGGTTGTGCCGCTGTATGTACTGCGCCGCACGGGGTCAATGCTTCTGGCGACTTGCCCGGCAAGCGTTGGAATGCCCTGTGTTGCATAGCTGCTCAGGGATTGTTTCGCCATGCCGTAAATGTACGGATCTTCGGAGTAACGCAAAGATTCAAGGTTGTCATTCAGCCCCTGCAAGAAGGACATTTCCAGCAAAGGCTCAAGCACTTGCTGCGACGCGGACGCAACGCTATTCAGAGAGGCCCCATCACTTGCAGCCAGCTTTGCATACTCTGCTCCGGCAAACATCGGAATAGCGGCAGCGTTGGCCCAGTCGATGGTGTAGCTGTGCAGCTTCCCGTCGTCGTCCACCAGCTGGAGGCTGTATTCTTGGCGGCCTTCCAGATTTGCCTTGTCCTTCTCGTCGTCCCCAATTCCAGCGGTGAGCAACCCCTTCTCGGCCAGGATTCCGCCCAGAGCAAACAGCAAACTACCCGTGACGGAAGCCGCCGCATGATCGAGCATAAGGTTTACATCACCAGTGCCACGCGCAACCTTTACGCCCTCGGCGGCGGTAGACACGAAGCCCAGCGGGCTATACTGCAAGCTCTGCTTCGCCACGTTGATGGGCGTTTTCACAAAGGGCAGCTGGCCTTCCACGATGTCGCCCAGCACACGGGATGCAAAGTTGTCGGAACCTCGCAAGTCGGCCTTGAATTTGGCCACGGCAGAGGCCGTTTTGGACTCCGCATGGTAGGTGTTAAGCAACGCCTGTTGGATAGCGTGTGCTCTGGCCTTGTCAAGCAAATCCAAACTTTGTGCATCCGTCGCGTCAAAAATGCTTGCGTCCGCGCCGTTTGCTTTGAGGTATTGCGCCAACGACCATGCATAGTTGTTTTTCAGGCCTGCCACGCCGAGAACGCCCTTGTTTGTGGCGCTTGCCGCAGAATCCTGAATCCAGTCAATCGCGGCATCCATGGCTTTGTTAATGCCGCGCAGACCTTCCAATACACCAAAAGTGCCCTCATAGTCGGAAACTTCCAGGGGTGCACTTGCCCTTGCAGCCAGACTGTCAAGCCCGGACAAAAACTTGGTTACAATGTTGTTACTATCAGGGGATGCAAGGCTCCGGAAGGCTTCGCGGTGCCGCTGCATGTCCCGCGCCAGATTCATGCGCTCGCTTGTGCCGGAAAGCTGACGATAACTGTTCAAGTCGGCATCGTTGGCGGAAGCCGCAAGCAGTGCGCGACCGTTCTCGGTGAACGGGGTTACAATCGCCGTTGTGCGTTCAACCTTTCCAGGGGCAACTTTGTTAATCATCCACTCCATGGCTGCAAGAACAACGTCCTTTGCGCGGGCATTCAGGCCCATCGACACGTTGCCGCCGATGTTTTTTTCGTTGGTGCGGGCACTAAGCAACATGGATGTGTAGCGCCATGTGTCCCATGCATCGCGGAAAGAGCCGCTCACGTTTTGAGCCGCAATGGCGGCCACTTCGCTTTCCATCAGCACCCGGTCGCGGCTGTTCACGGGGAGCTGTTCAGCCCGCTCTGCAAGGTCGAGGATTTGCTGGCACTGCTCCGCAGTCAAGGGCTGTACGCCAAATTTCGATGCGGCATAGGCTTTCACATCTTCGTTGTCGTAAACGCCCATGCGCAAAAGCTCCAAAAATTGGTCGTGCGTGGACTTGCTCGTTTTGCCTTTCCCGCCCCGGATGGCTTTCAGGTTTGCGTCCGCCGCTTCCGACAATGCTTTGGAATACTCGTTCATGGCCATTTCGGCAATGCGTTGTGCTTGCGTGTCGTCCATGTCGAAGGTGTCCTGAATGCGCTCCTGAATTTCCCGGAGGGTAGCCTGTTTGTCTCCGCGGCTTTTTTTGACTAGGGCTTTGAAGTCAATCCCCTGGTCTTTGGTGTACTTGGACACAAGTTGCTTTATCGTGTCTTTCCCGTACAAACCGGATTCTCCGGCGTCATCGAAGAATGCTTGCAGGCGGCTGCTCATGTCGGCATTGTCTTTATATCTTTCGACAAGTGCTTCCTTTGCCGCTTCCCATGCCTGCGTGTATGTCTCCTGATTGTCCAATGCGGTTTGCAACTTTTGTTCGACCGTCAGCTTCGGCTTTTGAGGCCGTGCGCCTTTCTCGGTGTCGCTTGTCGCCATCTTGGTCAGCTGGGAAAGCATCTCGCTTTGCACAACGTCCTCAACGCTGGCTTCTTTCCCGTCCGTTGCGTACCGATTTACGGCAGCTGCCAGCTTGCGCCCCAACACATCCTCGACCGAAGGCTGGTCAGCCTCGTCCGCAACTTGCTGCTGGGCAGTTTCAATGGCTTTTTTCACAGCGTCATTAGCTTTTTGAGTGGCCGTGTCCTCTGCGTTTGCAACGGCTGTTTCCACGTCACTTTTGTACTGATCGAATTTTCGCTTGTTTTTGCCATTCGCTACACGGTCAACAGCGGTCTTGATGCTCTTCTGCGACTGCATCACGGCGGTCTCCGGAGTGGTAAACTCCTGCGTCATTTGCAGCGCTTGCGCGTTCATGGTGTTGGACTCACTAATCCGCTGGGTAAACTTCATCTTCTGGGCAAGGGCCTGCTTGTACGCCTCGCCGCTCTTGTCCATATCGCCCAAAGCTGAATCCCACTCGCGCAGTACGCTTCCGGCCAGCGCGGTGTCATCGGCATCCCACTGCTCTTTACTGGTCAAACGGGACACAATCTCGTCACGGCTTTCGGTCTCCATGCTGTTGGCCGCAATCTTCATGCGGTCGGCGTTGCTTACGCGCTCGTGGGTAAACTGTTGCTCACCGCCCTGGTCTTTCTGCACAAACGGATGCAGGTAATCATTGTCGGTGTCGCGCGTCATGTGGCTCTGGCTGGCAACTTCGGGCCGGTCAAATTGCCGTTGCGCCGCGCCTACCGTGTTGGGGTGATCGGCCAATGTGGGGATAGGCTCTTGCACACTCTGGTTTGCGGTGGGCATGAGTTCCGGAATGCTGCCGCTTTCGGCGGGGGTGGTGAGCAGACTGTCGCGGTATGCCAGCGCCTCGTCGTAGTCGTCGAATACGGGAAGGTTGGCAAGCTCTACATCGGTCTGCATATGGAAGCCGCCGTCAGCTTCGTCCATACGTAATCGTCTCGCAATGTCTTGCGCCGTTACGCCGTCGAGCAGCTTCATCACATAAACATCTTTCGCGCCGTATGTCCAGCCGTCTTCCACCGCTCCCGCATTGAACGGGATACGGGCGACTGCCTCGAAGCCTCGGCCGTTGTATGTATGTACTAACTCGTCGCCGTAGCAGTCCAGTTTGCGCCCGCCGTTTTCCACGGCAGTAATCAAAAGGGAGGTTGCCGCCTGCTTCGCCTTACTTTGCGGGTTCTTGAACACCGCTTCAATGTCTCCGTCCGCCGTCACCAGCGCACCGGCCATATTGTCTGCGTTCATAAAAGTGATGGTCCCGGGCTGGTTCAGCTCTTCGACGGTTTTAGGGCTCACCATGAGGCCATGGGGATTCTTCTGTCGGGCCTCTTCCAACGCAGTCGAAAAGAGCTGAGGGTCACTCGATGTGTCTCTCAGCTCAAGGGGGGTGGCCCCGCTCTGTTCGATGGCTGCCTGCGTTCCCGGAGATACCGTCAAAAATCCACGTAGTACTTGACTTCCTCCAGTGGTGTCCCGCTCGCCCACAAGGCCCTCGCCAGATTGCGCTCTCCCCCCGTTTTCAGGGTTGCGTAATAATTCTGGAATTCTTTCTCGTCCTTCTCCGTTCGGTTCCGCAATACTTCCGCTTTCGCTTCTCGTTCCGTCATAGCTCGCACCTCCTGTGTAGGTCTCATTGGTTCCATCATATCCTGTGTTGGCTGTACTGTCAATGGAATGCAGGTACGGAATTTCATTCTGCGCACCTGTCCTCAGTGCGTTCCGGGTTTCACTGCTGGTGTCCGGGAGTGTCACGCCAGTGGCCTCTTCAAACGCCTGCCGCAGTTCGCCGCCGGGCTTCAGCTGGTCAATCTGCTTGTTTGTCAACGTGCCGTTGCGGTATGCGTCCACAATCACGTCAATGGCCGTTTTCGGGGCTGCATCGGGTGTTACCACGCCAAGCTCCGGAATGCCTTCCTGCGTGGCCTCTAGCGGCCGCTGTGCGGCGGTTTCAGGGTTAGGCGATACAGATTCAGGTTCGGAGAATACGGAGGTTTCAGGGGCGGGCGATACCGGTTCTGCCTGCTGCACATCCGTGTCCACAGGGGCCTTTCCGTTGGCCCCAAGCGCTTCTCTTGCGCGATTCACGCCGCTGCCAATGAGAGAGCTTCCGGCCGCGCTGATTGCGCCGCCCAGTGCGCCGCCAAGCGCCTGCTGCCCAAGTTCGGCAAGGCTAAAGTTTGCATCAGGGTCTCCGGCCAAAACGTCGAGGCCGTAGTCTGCTGCATACTCAGAGGCTTCCTGCCCGCCTTCGCTGAGAGCTTGACGCGCCATTGCCCGCAGTACGCCGGGGCCGCCGCCCGCAATCAGTTCCGCACCCTGTTCAAGAGGGAGCTTATTGGTCACGCCAGAGACAGCACCGGACATTGCACCGCGAAGAACCGCTTGGTTAAGCGGAATACCGCGCTGTTCCAGTTCGTTCACCCGGTTGCCGGCAGCACTTGCGCCCATCAGGACGGGAATGAGAACCGGCGCGGCCTCGGGAGCCGCGGCTGCTGCCGCAAAGGCGGGAAGGAACTGCGACACACTGCCGATGGTTCCCACAAGAAGCCGGCCTTGGTCGTTCAAACCGGCCTGCGCTTTTTGGGTCTGTTCGGTCGAATAGTCCAAGATCGACTTGACCACTTTGTTTTGCTCGGGAGTGATCTGGTTTTCAGCCCGAATACCCTTTGCGCTTGCAATGCGGTCAAGCACCTGCTGGAATTCAGGCGTAGCGACAGGGCCGTTCGGAGTGTCGGTGTAGGCCCGGCCCATCTGAATGAGAGCGTCCCGCTGCTCGTTGGCTTCTTGCAGGTCGTCCGATGCTGCCTCATACTCCGGAATGTCCATGCTGGCAGACTGCCCACGAATGGCGCGAAGCGTTGCGTCTCCCATATTGGCAACACCGCCGCCAAAACCTGTAACGGCACCAAGTTCGATTGCGCCTGCACGGCCAGCCAAAGAGTCCACGCCCAGCGCGGTGGCATAGGTGTCATGCTGGTTTTGCAGTTGCCGGTATTCCCGGGTTTTGGTCTTTCCCTGCTTTTGCAGCTCCCGCATCCGCTGGTTTGTTGCGGTCAGACGTGCATCCAGCTCCTGTGTCGTGAAGTTCTGCTTTGCCACAGAGGCCCGGGCTTTGGTTCTGGATTTTTGTTTTGCTGCCGTTGCTTGCGGGGTTTGGACGCCGCCTAAATCCACGCTATCTTCGGCAGACACGCCGCCACGCGCGGCCTGCATCTGCTTATAGGCGGAAGCTCCTTTTGCCAAACCTTTCACGCCAGCGGCAACCCGTTGCGAAAAGCTTTTCTTTGTGGCACTGCCTTTCCTTTCAGGCGCGAAGGCTCTGCTTGCGGCTGTAAGGCTGGAAATGCCAGCAGTGTCTCCGACGTTCTCCTTGATGCGCTCGCGGGTGTTCGCATCTTGGGTTTCTTTTCTTTCTTGCAGGGCCACCCGCGTTTTGGCCAGTTCTTCCAGCTCTGCATCCAGTGCTTTAAGCTCTTCCTTCTTCAGCTTCTTGCTCTTTGTGGTGGAAGAGGATGCTTTTTTCGCCGCACTTGCGGCTGCCCTTGCTTCTTTTTCTGCTGCTGCCTGGGCTGCCTTCGCTTCCTTCTCGCGCTGTGCTTCAACGGCTGCCAGCTGCTTTGTGTAGGCCGTTGTAAAGCTGTTGGCGATGTCTCCATAGTCGGGCAGAGTTGTGGGCGCAGCGTTCATGGCTTGCTGGCCGGTGTACCGGGCGCTGCTCATGCCCGTTTTGCCGCTGTTTATGGCGTTCTGCTGGGCCTTTGCATAGTTTTTAAGGTAGGCGTTCAGAAACGCTTCCTGATCAGAATAGGGCATGGAGTCCTCCTTATTTCAAAAAATCCCGGCCGTGTTTCAGGCCGGGCGGAGAATGAAATCAGTTGTAATAGTCCTCGTCGTCGTAACCCATCAGCTTACGCAGCCATGCGCTTACGTTGCCAGCGTTGCCGCCGCTCCCCTGTGTGATGTTCACGCTTGCAGGGGTGTTAGTGGCCACAAGGTTTGCCAGCGTGGGGGCAAGGTTGGAGAGCTGCGCAGCGTCTCCGCTGGCCCGCTGGGCTTCCAGCTGTGCAAGGTTGTTCTGGTAGGTGTTTTGCAGGCTGGCAAGCTGCTTCAACCGCTCGGTTTCCAGCTGGTTCCGGGCGTTGCCGTAGTTGTTGTTCATGCTGGCCAGTGTGGTTTCAGAAGCTCCACCGTTCAGGCCTTGAGCGCTCATCTGCTGGGGCAGGTTGCGGAGGGTCTGCATTTTGTTGATATAAGCCTGTTTCAGCGCGTCGTTGGTGGTGTCGGTCAGCTGATTTGTGGCAAAGCTGAGGTTTTCCTTCTGGGCTGCCGCTGCCTTTTGATACGCTGCTTCCCGCTGTCGCCGCTGTTCTGCCATGATAGAGGCCAATGCGTCTGCATATGCGTCTGCATAGCTGGGGCCACTGGAAGCGGGTGCGGCCTGAGCGGCAGGTGCAGAATAAGAGGATCTGCCAGACGAAGAACCGCCGCTGCTTCCGGAGTACGATTTTCGCACAGAGGCAGCATTCGCCGCGTTGTTGCCCACGCTCCATCCACTGTTGTTGTACATGTTTCGAGCGCCGCCTTGTTCGGCAGCCTGCTTATTATAGTCACGATACAGGCTCACAAGCTTTCTTGCCATATTCCCATCCTTTCTGGATAAAAAAGCTCCAAGGATTTCTCCTCAGAGCTTGTGGTCAGGAAAACGCTTCTCCGATTTCCTGCAATTTGTGTTTGTACTTTCGGTGCAACGCGGGTTGTCTGTCGAGAATCGCGGTCATGTCGTAGTCCACCGCATCCAAGTCAATCATCATGCCGGTTGCGGTCTTTAACTCGTCTGCCACATCTTTCGCCATGCGCCCGATATAATCAGCGCCTACAACATCTCCGCTGTTGTACAGAATCTGCGCGTGTGCTTGCAAGCTGCTCAATGTGCTGGATTCCCAATTCACCCAGCGCTTAAACATATCCCGCACGGCCATGCGCTTTGTTGACGTGTCCACTTCAAGTCGGGTTCGGCCCATCCAGCTTTCCGGCAGGATCGCCGGATTGTTTGCGTGTGCGCCCGGTATCAGGCGGTTGTACCGCTCAATGTAAAACCGCACCATGTTCCGATGTTCGGCGGCCTCGTCCATAAAGCGAAACTCTTGCAGCCGCTTGTAACCGTCTAGATGCAAGAATGTGAAGCCCTGCGCCATCTGGTCGTGCAGCATAATGCCTTCGATTTGGCGGGCCGATATAGCGGAGAAGATTTCTTCTCGGGTCATACCTCAGCCCTCCATAATCATGCGCAGCAGTGTGTCCACATCTCCACGGTGGAAGGTCATCCTGCCCAGCACCGGCACGTCAACCTTCAAACCGTTGTCGGGGATGCTCTCCCGCGCCGCCTCTGCCGCTAGGTCAATGTCCAGTTGCCCGTCAGCTGTCAGTCCAAACGCCTTTGCAATGGGGTTTTCTGCAAGCGAATTCATGGCGTTTCCACTTCGTGCGACAAACACATATTTAGCGGCATTTGCGGCAAACCGGCCCAGACTTCCTTCCGGCAGTCGGCTGATGATCTCTTGCTCCATATAGCGGTTAATGCCCCGCTGTACCATGTCCATGCTAACCATAACCATCCTCCTTCAAAGAGAATGGGGGCGAAGCCTAGCCCCGCCCCCATCGGCTCAGTTACCGTTGCAGCACTTGTCGCACTTGGGCAACGGGTTGTACAGGGTCTGCGCCGTGGTGCCGGTGCCGGTGGTAACGTCCGCAACCATCTTCGGATAGAAGGTGGCGTTTGCATAGGTCACGATGGAGTTGTCACCGCAGCAGCGCCGCTCGGCTTCCAGGTTGATCTTCTCGGTCAGGCTGTCGCGCACAGCGGCAATGTCCTGCCGGGCCAGCACAAAGCTGTCCTCGGTTTTCTGGTTGTGAACAGCTTGCGCCGCCTGCACTTCCTCAATGCCGCGCAGCCGCCCGTCAATGTACTTGTACATTTCCAGCGCCTTCTGGTCGTTGTAGGCGTTCGCATCACGCAGCGCAATGTCGGATTCCAGCTTCGCATTTTTCTGTACGAGGTCGAGTTCGTACCGGTTGATCGTCTGGTTCTCGCTGCACTCGGCAACACGCCCGCCGTTCAGCGCCATGGCACCAAGGCCACCCACGGAGTTCAGCGCGCCAAGGGCAGTGCCGATAATGCCCGTGGTCAGGCCAGCATTTGCCACGCCTCTGGATGCATAACTCATTTCCATACGGTTTTCTCCTTTCGTTCGGTTCGTATATCAGGGGAGGCGTTTTCCTCCCCTGATATAATCCTACTCCAAACAAAGGACGTAAAACCGTATTTTTACAGTCGTATTGTTATACGCTTTTCGCCTGAAAGTTAGTGCGTGTCCATGTACGTTTCTTTCGTGCTGGTTTTGCGGGGCGGCAAAATTACGCTGTATCTCTGCACACCATCGTACTTTTTCTTTAGTCTTGCAGTGATTTTGTCCACTTTCGCCAGAGACATACCCAACTTCATAGACTGTTCAACCCGTGTCCACCCGGCAACCCGCGTCCGCATTACCGCTTCCTCGTCCTTCGTAAGGATAGCAAGCCGGATAAACTCTTCGAGAATGATCTTGTTCCAAGGCACTTGATGTGCCATACTCAATCACTCCCCGCCCAGCAGCTGCTTAAACACCTGATGCAGGCCAGTGGAAGCAAGGCCGGACGCAAGGCCCGCCAGAATCACACCCGCATCCACGGCGGGCCAGTGCATCCACACGGCCAGAATCACACCCAGCACGGCGCACATGGTGGGAATGTACTTGTTATCGACATCCTTCACCCACGACTTTACGACATAGCCCACGCACAGGCAGATGCCCACGATGACAGGCACCATATACTCGGAAATGAACGAAATATCCATAATTATTCCTCCTCTAGCGCCTTCAAGCGCTGCTCATGCTGGGCCAGCTCCTTGTCGTGGCAGTCCAGCCGCTTATAAAAAATTTTGTGACTTTCGCGGTTTTCGCCTTCCAGCTTGTCCAACGCGCGCTGGAAGTTGTCCACTGCGACTGTCAGTTTTGTAATATTGCCGTTGAGCTTGATGAGCGGGCCGCTCACAGAGCCGATCAGCCCTACAAGCACAACAACAACGCCAACCACCGTCCATTCTTGCATATCAGTCCTCCAGCAGTGCGGGGTTCACCAGACCCAGCAGCTTGTCCAACTTGGCTTCAATGCGGCCCAGCTGCTCGGCGGTGTCGTCTTTGCCGCTGTCCGGGGCCGGAGTGGGGGCAGGCGTGGGTTCCGGCTCGGGTTCAGGTTCCGGTTCGGGCGCGGTATACTCCACGCAGCCCACCGCCAGAGCGGCAGCCTTTGCGGCGATGGCCTTCCGGTCGCCTGCGCTAGCGGGGCCGATAATGAGATAGTCGCCCGCATCCTCGTGGGGCAGGCCCAGGCTGTCCGCCAGGGCCGCCAGGGTCTTGCGGTCGCCGCCCGATACCGGGCCGACTTTCAGAAGATTGCTCATGGGTGTATCCTCCTTCTTTCCGCCGGTGATGATCGCCGGATAGTCCTTGTAAGCGTGGTTGCAGTCCACGCGCCCCGAAATGCCGGGGACGCTGCCGCTGCTGGTGTACTGCCACATACCATAGGGGCCGGTGTAGTCGGTGCGGGCGGTGTAGTGGGCCAGCCAAAAGTCATAGCGGCTCAACGCGGCCATGTCAAGATACGCTGCCGCGAAAGACTTGTAGGTGTACAAGATGCAGTAGCGCCCCAGCTCCTCAACGCGGTTCAAAAACGCCGCGCATAGGCTCGCGTTCGCAGCCCGCGAAAACTTTTTGTAAAGCGTTGCGTGCTCAAAGTCAAGGGCGATGGGCATATCGCAGGTAAAGCCGTCCAGCATAGCCACACAGGCGCTTGCAGCCGCCTTCATGGCGCTTTCGCTTGTGCAATAGCTGTACAGATATACGCCCGTATGCAGGCCCGCAGCATGTGCACCGGCCATGTTTTTGCGATAATATGGGTCTTCGGTGATCGTACCATCCGAGTTAATCCAGCCCTGCCGCACCATCGCAAAGCCCATGCCGGATGCTTTTACCCTGTTCCAGTCAATGCCACCCTGATACTTCGATACGTCAACGCCATCCATCATGCTCAATCCAGCCACCCCATTTCTTTTAGGTCGGCCCGCACCTCGTCGATTTCAGCCTGCGTGATTTCGGCCAGTGCGTAGACGGGCACACCAGCTGCATCGGCTGCTGCCTCTTGCGTGCCTCCGTACACTAGCGCTTTAATCGCCTCTTGTTTTTGCTCATACGTCATTTTTTTCACTCCTTATTTCCCAAATCGGCAATCCGCTTAATGGGGTCTGCGCGTCCCGTCACAGTCGCGCTGTCGGCATCGGTCAGCACAGTGTTCCCTCCTGCAAGCGCTGGCAACGACTGTGCGCCTGTCGCAGTGAAGGACACAGGTTCTGCAAGTCTGTATGCGACCTGCGCTCCAACCGTCGGATTTTTATCTGCGCTATAGACGTCTCTGTCACTAATCCACTCTCCCGGAATTGTCTCTCCAGCGTAATTGTCGATAATTCCCCACGTTCTATGTCCCTCCCCGCTCACCGCGTCCACCTCACCGCCATGCACGGTTTCAGGCAGGGTCAGGATGTTGGTCTGACTGATGTACGGTTTGTAGGTGGTGGGGGCGGTGGTGCCAGGAACAACTGCAATTTGGAATTTGAAGTTGTTGAATACTGTGCCCACTCGCCAGCATTGCAGCATAAAAACAAGCTCGGTTTCTACCAGTGCAACATTGCTTGCAATATACGCATCAATGTTTGTGCCGGTTGTATCACCACGGAAGTAATGCTCATAATCCGTTGCGAACAGCGAATAGGCAAAAGTAATGCCATCACCGCTTCCAAGAGAGACGCTTCCGCCCACCTTTTTGACGTACATGGTGTAGGTTTTTCCCGCAACCCAATGCAGCCGACACATTCCAATAATGATATTGCTTTTTGCGGAAATTGTTCCGTTTAACGTGATATTTTTTTCTGCGTCTACTGCTATTTTAATGTCTGAAGCGGAATCTTCTGTGCTTAAAAACTCAATGACATTCTCCCCGCACCGTTCAACCGTCACGCTGTTCCTGCCCTTGATGGGACGGATGTTTTCGGGGCTAGGTGTTCCCGTGCCCTCCTGCACCGGTTCCCACTTCGCTTTCACGCCCAGCGGGTATCCCGCAACAGGGTAGCACACAACAGGGTTGCCGCTCTCTTCCAGAGGCGGGCAGAGCATGTCAATGATGTGCTTGCTGCTCCATGGGTTTGTGGTGGTGATGGCTGTGTCGTCGATTTGCGGTGCGTCCTTACCGTCTGTGCCTGTGTCACCAGTTGCACCGCGCGAGGGCTTGCCGGTGTCGGTCGCACCCAAAAACCAGTTGCCATTATCGCCGATTGTGGGGGTGATGCCGTCCGTGCCATCCTTGCCGGGTTGTCCGTCCACGCCATCACGCCCGGGCGCTCCATCGGTGCCATCACGGCCGTTCGCACCGTCTTTGCCGTTTTTTACGGCTGCTTCGGTTGTGCCGCTTTTGTCTGTGATTGTAATTTTTGCGCCGTCTGCGCTCTGCTCTACGCTTGCAGCGGGGCTATATCCGTCAGCACCAGGAGCCCCGTCTGCACCATTTTGGCCCGGTTCGCCTTTCAATTCGGCCAGTGCAATCAAATTTTCCCACGTGTTGCCGTCATCGGTGCTATACTGGATGTATCCGCCATCCGTCCGCATGGCGGCACCGGTTCGTGCCGCCTCGTTAATGGCCGCCACAAGGGTTTCTTTGGCTTTGGTGGTCAGGTCGTCAAGATTACCGATTTGCTTCTGCACTGTTTCCAGATCGAGCTTGTCTGCCTTGTTGGTTTTCAGCGCAGCGATTTCATTCACTGCGGTCACATAATCCGAGGGCAGACTGTCGGCAACGTCCTGCGCCTTTTTCGCGCTGGCAGCAGCGTTTCCCTCGCTGGTTGCCGCGGCCGTTTTACTTTCCAGCGCTGCCTGTGCGGATTTCGCCGCAGCGCTTTCACTGCCCGCCGCAGCGCTTGCAGCATTTCCCGCAGCCACAGCCGAACCGGCCGCATCGTCGGCGGCGTTACTTGCCGCAATGCCCGCCTGTGCAGAACGTTCGGCGGCTTCCTCTGCTTTTGCAGCAGCAGTTTTCACGCCCTCGGCGGCCGCTTGCGCATCATTTTTTGCCTGCTCTGCCGCGTCAGCATTGGCCTTTGTCTCGCTCACAAACTGCTCCCATGCAGGAGTGCCCGGCTCAGGCATGGTGCCGTCCTCTGTGCCGGAGTTGCTGCCCACTTTGTACCGCAAGTCAGCGCTTGTCACGGTCTTTTCGCCGTCACTGCCCTCAAAGGTGATGCATCCGGTGCCGGGCTGTGCCGTCACGCTCGCGGGCACGTTCACTGCGCCGTCTTGCACAAGGCTGCTTGCAGGGTCGGTTCCGCCGGGCAGATGCCAAAAGCACCGGATGGTCAGCCCCTCCCACTCACTTTCGGCGGTGACGAGCAGACGGTACACGCCCTTGTTTTTGGTGTAGCCCAGTGTCACCGGGGACGCAAAGCTCACTGCGCCGCCGGTTGATGTAAGGGTTACAGGTAACTCAATCATGTGTTCCCACCTCTTTTACACTCGATAAATGCACACCGCGCCACACTCCGAGTAGCTTGTGCTTCCGCTTGTCACAGATACCCATTGACTGCCATTGAGCGTAAATGTGCCTTGTCCGCCCCATATACTATTCTGACCATATACACGTTCTGCCGCGTAAATTTTGGTGCTAAGGCTGCCCGCATCTGCCACATAGCAGTTTGCCAGAGGGATAGCGCCACACACTCTGTAAGTGCCAGCAGGCAGCCAGCACCCCCAGCCGCCAAAGCCGGAAGTTCCGCCCACCGTGTAAGCCAGCTTGAGCCGGTTATAAGAGCCGCCGCTCCACCGATTGTCCCCCACGGCGGCGAACATCGCCACGCAGTGGCCCGTGCCTGCGACGTTGAGCACCGTTTCTCCAGCGGAGATTTTGGGTTCGGTAAGTCCTATTGCGGTTGCAACATTTGCATATGTTTCGCCAACATAACTGTCCCCGTTGTAGTACCCGGCGGGGGGCTGCAAAGATAAGCGATTTACGCCGTCGGTGTTTTGATTCACTTGGGTGTTGCGTGTCACGGGCGTAACGGGCACACTCGGCCAGTTTGCGCTTCCACCCACCGCCCCATTTTCCCCGACGGTGTTACGCGGCAGAATGAAACCAGTTTTAATCGTTTTATCGCCGGAATAAAACTTTTTGCCCGAAATCACGTCTCCGGTGTCAGCATCGGCGAGGGCGAGTTTTGTGAGGGATAAGCCCCCGCCGCCATTAAAATTTATCTGCGTACCGTCCTGCGTAAAGGTCAGCCACCGGCCCGTGACGGGTTCACCGGCCAGCGCATCGGCAAAGGTTTCTGTGCCCACATAGGCGGGCACTTCCCTTCCGCCCAGCATCACCGTGTCCCCGGCTTCCACGTCAGCCGTCATCTTCACGCGGCCGCTTGTGCCGGATCCGCTAAAGTGGTGCACGTTGTCCATCTTGGTGTGCGTGTAAGTGCTTACACCACGAGAGTCGGCATAGGCAAAAATGTCTCGCCGTCTGCCGGTCGGGTCGTACACGGCCTGCGTCATATCCGCACTACCAATCTGGGAAATGCGGTCGCTGATTGCTTTTTCTGTCTGGTCTTTTGTATACGCCCCAACCTGTTCCGCAGTTACATTGTGCGGATTTTCCAGGTTGTCAATGTGGCCTTGCACTGTGCGGTTTTTGCCTTTGGCGCCGATTTGACTTGCCGCCGAAGGACCTAAAAGTTCGTCCACTAGCTTATTGAACATCGGCACGATAACTTCCCGCGCCGTCTGCTCAAACTTTGCCTGCATCTCGCTTGTGGAGAGGCCGGGCGTATCAGGCAGGCCAATAACGCCTTTGTTTTGCAAATCTTCATCTGTGATTTTTGTGAAGGCCACTTACCACCACCCACTTTCGCTTGTAAATTCCGTGTCGATGTTTTCCGCCTGCCGGTTTTGCAGGCGCTCAAACGCCGTTTCAAACTCGTTGCGGTACGTTGTCGCAATCGCCAGATCATCGTCCTTGTACAGCTGGCTTGCCATGTACATTGGCACAAGTGCCGCAGCATCTTCCGGCAGGTCGATTTCTTGCGCGTCCGGCGTGTTCTCTGTGATTCTGGCAGGCTTTGCGTTGTAATACAAGATCGGAAGAGCACACGTCTGAACTCCAG